GGGTCGCCCTCCATGAAAGGCAGATGGGTTCTAATCACCTGTGTCCGCATTAGGACAAGGGACCCTTACGGGTTCCGCCTTGCGGCGTAGTTGGTTACAACCATAGCCCTGTACCGTGGGCACCGGACCGAGGGTGATGCGACACCTCGGGGAGTCAGAACCAGGATCGAGTTTAACGCTTCGCGTTATTCACGGTACTCTGCTTTGGTCGAGACACGGTGGTCTGTCGCTTAGCACGCGGCGATTGTCCTGTTGCAGCTCTGATATCTCTATCAGTTCTACAAAACAGGGCTCACGCCTCGTTGAGCACAGAACGCTGACGCTCGGCTCTCACCCGTGATCCTGCGATACCAGACATAAAGCCCTGGAGATCGGTCATTGGTTTACTATCTAGGAGATTAACTCCATTGATTGTATCCCAAGAGCCGGCCTTCACGTAGACCTTTGCCTGTGTACACAGTCGGATCATTGTCGTAATCCCTTTTACAGCCTCAGCTTTATGTTCGAGATCGAACGAAGATAGATCCGGTAACACCGGAATCCATCTCCCATCGACTCAAGCGCGGAGTAGACCGTACCATTGTAAGGTCAACTCAACGTTTGCTCGAAGATAGAGCCAGTAGGCAGGTCCTATTACGGTAATGAGGTAATGGAACAGTAACCTCCCTGCTCCCCGTCATCTAATACTCATCAGGGTTGGCGAAGACGCCAAGTCTGATCAGGACTGGAAGACGGCTCGTGAAGCGTCCACTACTCGCTTTCTAGTTAGGTCATTAATGGCCTCATCTAGGATACGAGTGGCTCGCGATCCACAGAAACCCACCACATATGTTTCGAAAGACGTTCCACACAGTCTTTGACTGTAGGGCAGACTTCGTAATGTGAATGTGTTTCTCGGATTAACGAGAGCAGCAAGCAGTGCATTTCAGAGAGTTTTCCCGTTAGGGATAAGCTTTCTGTAGGCACGAGCTTGACGTTCCACTCCACCATCCAGGGAAGTGAATCAACCACTGTTAAGTAGGTTAAAGCCTAAGCTTGGAAGGAGAAGTTGCTCACGCGCGACCGATAAAATCAGCCGCGGACCGCACGGAGAGAGATCCCCGTGACGGTTAGAGTAGATTCTCTTAGCGAACTCAAGTAAACCAACTCTAGACACAATTGATTTGTGCATAGAGATCTTAACACCGAGTGTTGACATGATTGCAAGGTAGTCTTTACCTACGCTCTCTCCGACAATGACAACGTCATCGCCGAGTACTGCGTAGCGCGAAAACTCTGCCTCGCCTGACCGCTGCGCCGCAGCCATAATAATGGCATGGTGCGTAAGGGCCAACATGGCTCAGCTCGAGTAAGCACCCATTGGCTGCCCAACAGCGTACTTAATTGGTCGGTTCTCAAACCAGAAAGATCTCTTCATCAAGGCCGCCCACACGTGGGCGAACTCCTTTCCCATAAACTGGGTTAGGACCTCGACTTGGACATCCAAAGGTAATCTATCCGTCGCTGATGATAAATCATACGAGCATGACAGGTTACCTGAGTGAAGATGTGGAACCACCTGTTCCAGAACAGGACGGAAATGATCGAAAGTCCCATCATTCGGGATATCCCGGATGAATGCGAAAATCGACTCATGAAGACCTCGAAGGGCAGACTGGGTTCACCAATCCACTTGGGCAACAATACGATTCTTACCCGCACCCTCCTTGAGGACCGAAAGGGCCCCGAGGCGGTACGGATATCGATCTGTAAAGTTGAACCATCAAGTTCTAAATGATCCATCAAAAGGGGTAGAGAGAGCTACACTGATAGAGTATAGCAAGGTTAATGGCCCTATTACGACTCAAAACGTAACAAGCCAAATTGGAATTCAGTACTGTTTAGTCATGAAACAAAATCGGAGTAAATACCGGGCTTGTAACATGTTCTCACGGGATGTGAGAAATGCTAAGGCATCAGCCCCAGCAAACCAAGCAGCACGAGGTCCATTTGGTCCTGCCGTCTCGGACGTCTTCGGACGAGAGTTTCTGTACTGCCAACCTCCTCTCCTTTTACGGAGCTGGAAAGCGGCGCGACCGATCTCGGTCACTACCCCTAAGTCCATTTCTGGGCCGGGATCAGTGATTGACGAGACGTCAACAGGACTCTTGAAACTTAGAAGTCGGTAGAAGGATAGGACTGTGATCGTCAGTCTACATAGAACGTTAACCGAATGGCTACCTCCTGAACTGCGCATAGAGCGCAGGACATGGCGTAGACCAACTGGCAACACCAATGGTAATCGGTCTCGGGTGAGCGCCACCGAAGGGTAAACCTCCGCGTGAGACTCATTCAAGAACGACACTACTAGTGCAACACAGCTCTTCATGTACTGGACACGGAATTTATTCCCGTGAGCAGCACATCGAGAGTCGATGTTTCGCAACAGTAAAGCAAACTCACTGTACCAAGTACTGGTTCCTGTGCACCACAGGAGAATGTTCACCAACTTCGGAAACATCCGAGGTTGACAAACTTTCTTGACTCTTGTCACTGCCACAAACTTTCTTAGAAAGTTGAACGCAAACAAGAAAAGGAAAGGAACACCTTCTTAGGACGTGCCCTTAACGTAGGGTGCGAGCCTAGCCGCTAAAGGACTGGGGCAGTGAGCGCTCAGACGGTGCAGAGGTCGCAAGAAGATGCCTGAATATCGGATCAGGAACCGATCCCCGCACGCGGTGCGGGCGCTTGTTTCTTGATCTCCTCTCAACACGGAGGCTGAGAAAGGTAGCAAGAGATTGCCCAAGCTCAGGTCTGAAACCGTGAGGTTGCTATCAGGGTTCACCTTAAACGGTTGGACTACAGAAAGTAATCTCCGCGCTTAGCAGTCAGCGATTCCGGGGCCTGGATGTAGAACGGTGGTCGATTTCGGCC